AACCACTGTCTCTATATCCGAAGGCGATACTGTAATCGTAGATGGGAGTACCTACGATGTCCTTTTAGTTTCAGACGATGCTGGAAGGGGACATCACTTATTGGTATTTTTAAGGCTGGTGGAATAAATGAAAGATACGGGTTTTGTAAATCTTAAAGTTGAGGGGTTGAGTAAATTGTTTAACAACCTCGAAAAAGCAAGTGTCAAAACTTTGGATGCTGCTCATCGTAGGATGTATATTCTAACTTCTTCTGCTGCAGATGCTACTAGGGTTCAGATGAGAGGTTGGATTTGGGATACAGGAAATTTAGCTGGAAGTTTAGACCATTTGGTACGTTGGGAAGGAAAGGGACTTTCAGGATATGTTTTTACTCCAGTGGAGTATGGTATATATGTTCATTTTGGTACAAAGCGTATGCCAGCTAGACCGTTTATGGATATTGCGATAAATTTTATGGTTGAGAACGCTGCTAGAGTATTTAAGGGGTTGATATAATGGGAGACATGGCAAAAAATATACGTGGACATTTAGTTGGCTCCACTTCAATTACGTCATTAGTGCCTGCCACTAATATTGCTGTTTCCAATTCTCCATTGAATATTGCGGGCAAACAAGTGGTAATAAAGGACATTCCAGGAAAAAGTCACCCAAAGTTAGATTTAGAGTCCGGGATAATTACTTTAATGGTGGTAGTGGATGACTCAATAGCAGAACCATATTCAACTTGTCGTTCTATAGTGTCTGCAATTTTGACGTTGCTAAATAAAAAAGATGAGACTTTAAGAAACTCATATGCTCAAGTACGATGGTTTTTAAAGTCGGGTGTGGAGTACATTTTTAATCCCGAAGAAAATTATTGGATGGGCGTTATAAGTTTCGATTATGTAGAAGGTGGAATTGTAGATTAATCTAACAAAAAAGGAGGAAAAGCTATGGCAACATTCAGTTACAAGTTCTCAGTAGGGACCATTAGTTTAGGTGGTTCAGAGATGGCTAAATGCACGGGCATTTCAGTTGCCTACGATGGCAGTCCTGTAGAATACTACGGTGCTGACTATCGTTACCCTCTCGCTCTCGAATTGGGAAACCAGAGTTGCGAAATTACGGTAGAAAATGCCGAATTCGCTCTGGAGAATTTTCCGGGAGATGCGGGTGGAAGTGCAGCTACTCTGTTGACCAACGCAGTGGTTGACGTCACATTGGGAGCTGGAGCAAATGGTGGTGGACTATCGGGAACGATCAAGAACTGTAAAGTGATCTCTCTCGAAATCAACTCGGTCCAAGACGATTTTGTGAAAGCGACTGTTGTGTTGAGAAAAGTTCAGTATTTAACATAATCGGCATTGATTCTTTAATGCAAGGTTGTATATCGTTAATGTATAACTAAGGAGGTTGTAAGATGAGTAAGCAAAGAATTACTCGCGTTGAGTACGTTATTCAGTTGGGCGGAAAAGATTTTGTGGTTAAACCTTTGAGTTTGGCTCAAATCAAAGCCGTTTCTGAGAAACTCAAAGACGTTTCTAGTATGCCAAATGATACAGACGTCGAGAAAGTTCCAGGACTTTTGGACAAACTTCTCGACGTCTGTTTTCTTGTTCTTAGCAGAGCTAATGCTGGGCTAACAAGAGATCAAGTGGACGATCTAGTAAGCGTTTCCGACATTCAAGATATCATTAGTGTCGGAATGAGTGGTAAGCTGCCAAACGAGACTCAAACCGAGGAAGCTTAAATGAGGGAAGATTTCCGAATAATAGATAGGTTGGCTCATGCCTATGGTTGGAGTATTGAATATATTTCCCAACTGGAGGTAAATGAGATTACCGGGCTAATGGGAGCGATAGAAGATCGAGAAGAGACTGAACGTCGAATCCAATCTTTTATCGTCGCATTAGCTTTTTGTGGTAAGACTCTTGATGATGTCATTAAGAAGGGACCACAAAATACTGTCTCTACATCGGAACAAACCCCAAAAGAACCAAAAAAGTCTTCTGTTGAAGACGAAAATATGATTAAGTTATTCCAAGGTTTAGGAATGTCCCCAACACAAATTCTTGATGGAGTCCGTAAGGGCAAATTGGAGATTTAACCAATGAATGTCGGCGATTTAAAAGTAGCACTTAAACTAGATACCGGAATGTGGAAGTCCGCTTTAATGCAAGCGAAGACTCAGATCTTGACCTTCGGAAATAGTTTAGGAAGTATTGCCAAAGGTGCTGCAAACGGATTCGGGGCAGTAGTACAAGGGATAAAACAGGTAACTAAAAATTTGGCTATTATGGCTATTGGTGCAGGTATAGCAGGAACCGCTCTACTAAAACCAGCCATAGACTTTGAAGACGCTTTCGCTGGTGTACGAAAAACAGTTGATGCTACCGAACGAGAGTTTGCCCAATTAAGTGGTGGTCTGAGAAAAATGGCTACTGAAATTCCTATGGCAGCAACCGAGTTAGCTAGAATTCAGGAGTTAGCCGGACAATTGGGTATTAGAGGGGTGGCAGATCTATCTAAATTCACTGATACTATCGCAAAATTAAGCGTCACTACTAATTTAACTTCTGAAGCAGCCGCAACAGATCTCGCTCGTATAGCAAATATTATGCAAGAACCAATCCAAAACGCCGATCGAATGGGTGCCTCAATTGTAGATTTGGGTAACAAGTTCGCTACTACAGAAGCAGAGATTGTTTCCTTCGCGGAAAGAATCGCCGGTGCCGG